GCGAACCGGCGCGCCCCCTCCGGGGGGTGCTGGGAGTACCTTTTGATTTGAAAACCCCAATGTTTTTGATGCGTTTTGTGGCATTCCGTCGCGTTTTCCCAGTGTTTTTGGCATGTTTCTGCCTCGTTTTGGGCCATTTTAAGCCCATTTTAGGGCGGTTTTTAGGCCGATTTTGACCCCGTTTTTACCCTCAATTTGACACCCTCAACCGTGCCGTTCTGACCGCCACTTTCCCCGTACTGAGCGTCGCCGAGATCTTCATTCGGATTGGCTCCGCTGTCTCTAAAATTGCTGTCCCTGCAGCCAAGGCAAATGAGATCCCCTTGTTCGCTGAGATCAATCGTGATCCCTGCCGTGTCGGCACCGATGTGTCAGTGCTGATCACCGTCACCGCTGTAATTGTTAGGGCGGTATCGTCCGCGCATGTCACCGTTGCTGAACTGATAGTTTCAGCACTCGTAAGCATTGGCCCAAAGTCTGCATAACGTACCAGCGTATCGTCTACGTGCTTGCAAATAGTGCCATCGAAATCGACGCATGTTGTCATCTGATTCGCTCCGGTAATGCCACAACAACACGGCTGAATTGTGACGCATCAACACATCGATCTGGCCTTGCAAACACAGATCGGCTCAACTGACTTGCGACCACACCGCCAGACGGGACGCCAGAATCTGTAGTCGCACCCCCAGCCAAACCCCACGTCCGAAACGCAAAGCCCTGAAAGGCAAACCCCCGTTGTGAGTATCGTCCTTGGCTCATGCTTTCGTCAGCGTCGGTGCTGTCCTTGTTCCAGTGGAAGTCAACCCTGCCATCGCAACTCGATAGTTAACACCAAACTGTGTGATGTCGTATTGCTCCGTCGACGTTTGCGGATTCGCGACGGCCCCAGAGCCGATTGCCAAAAGCCAACCGGCAGAGTCTTGGATGTTGGCAATCTCCGTACTACCACTCAACCCATCCGCCTGGCAGTCGTGGACATCGGCGGCAATATGATTAGCCCCGGTGACCTTGACCGCTCTGCCGTTTGTGCCATCGCTAATCAACAGCAACTCACCGAATGAATCTGCTGTAAATGTTTCTGTGGTGAGAGTATTCCAGATCGCGAGACGACTAGAGGAGTCCAGTTCCGATGCTACTTTGTGCGTCGATGGATCGTATCCGGTATCGGCAAAGTCCTTCAGGTCTGTTGCCGATTGAGCATCGCCCCCAATCTGAGTCACGTCCGCCGCCAGGACATCAGTTCCAAGCACGATCGCATCATACACAGCCGCGGGAACAACCTGCCGCTCTTTCACTGGCATCTGGTACGTGGCTTTATTGCACGAAATCTGAATCACTCCGAGCGTGTTGGTGTCAGTTGTCGTTAGCGTCAGTGAGTAGTGCCCATTGCCAGCATGAGTGAACGTGTTTCCTGACATTGCTGCCCGGCTACCGTTCTTTGTGATGGTTAGATCCGCAATCACTGCGGACGCATATTCTGCCCCGGTCGAATCCAGAATCGGACCAACATCAAGAATCACGGATGTTGATTGTCTCGCCATCACGCCCGTTGACATTTCACGCTCCTACCAGCAAACGACGACGACGATTGAACGCAACTGCTGACGAAGCCCTGCGACGCGGCGCAAGCTCGTAAGCAATTCCCGGACGCAACGCCAATGACCGAATCTCAGACGGAGACAGGATGCGTCGATAGAGTCTCACATCACTAATTTGCCCATTTAGATGTGTTCCAACATATTCAGACCCTATCGTAAGCGGAAGACTAGCGGATTTAATGGATGCGAACGCTCCGGATGAATCGACGTTATTCTGAGCGTCAATCTTCCCATCCACCCAGAACGTGACTGACGTGTATGTCGTTCCGCCGCTCCAGGTCATCACCATGTGGTGCCAGGTGTTAGCCACCAACCGCCCTGCCGTCCCGCCTGTCCCAAGTCGGGTGCCATACGACACACCGTCAAGCAGGTAAGCAAACGGAGTACCGCTGCCTCCCGCAAACAATGCCCACTCCGATGGATCTAATGGTGACGCTCCCCGTCTCGCCACCAGCACCCGCCCAAACGATGTAGCCCGAAACCACACACTCACTGAAAACGGCTGATTGCCAAGGAATTGACCGGCTGTTCTTGACGCCGTCTCAACACGATCATTCGACCCGTCGAAATCAAGAGCGTATCGCCCTTGGCTTGTTGTGACCCAGTCAGTGGCTGGATCCATATTTGTGAGCACGCTGTGTTGTGAGGATCCGCTCCAGTCTCGGAGCGTTAATCCAGTCGGGCCGAGGCATGGAGCCGCCGCAAAACAGCAACCACGCCACAGCGACGGAAACGCAGGTTCCCCCCCTCTCGATGGTGCATAGAAGCCAGAATTGTAAGTCGGCGTTGCCATTACTGGATTTGGTCCGGATTCGGAGTGATGATGATGCAGGTCACGTTTGCAGTGTTCTGCAGATTCTTCGTCGCGGATGCGTTCCAGAGTGCTGGGGACACGTATCGCTGAGTCAATGGATAGTCGCGAAATCGTGCAATGAAATTCGTTGCCCCGCTGGCGGATTTAGCGATCACAGAACCAACAAATCCGGACACCGGCTGCACCGTCAACGCTGCGTCTGACGCTCCAACATTGTCGTCGATGAATGTGCCGTCAGACTCAAGCAGGAACAGATTCAGAGCGTCGCCAACCGCTGGCGATGCTGTCCACTGGCACACCAGCAGAATCTCGTGCAGCTTCGCTTTTGCACCTGCCCCTCGGTCATGCTGTGCCCCAACTCGGCCAGCCCCGAATGCGAGATTCTGTGCGGTGATCACTTTATCGCCGCCGGAATCCTTCCAAGTGATCGGAGTGCCCGGCAGCATGTAAATCAGATTGGCCATCAGTTCCCTCTCATCGCAATGCGGCATTCAATCGGTGTAAATGTCTGCGGCATATCAGCCATCGCGGCCAGTTCATCCGCCTGCTCTTGCGTCACCAGTTGAGCCTGAATCAATCCGCCAACCATCTGCCTCACTTTGGGAAGGTCAAAGTCAATCGCCCGGCCTTTGTTAAGCCAATAAAGGAACGTTATGCACATACCCTTGACGATGTTCGGCGTTTCCGCAGATTCACGAGCAATTGTTATCGCTGCTAATGTGCCGTTTTCTGCCGCGTGCAATTCAACCTCTTCAGCCGTCACGAGTCTACGAGCCATCGGAGCGACCATCGAGCATCGCTCAGAGCACTCAACCCACTGGTCCGCCGCTGCAAACCCGGACGCCTCACTGTCAGCTTCGATCAGTTTTTTTAACTGTTCTTTTTCCACCGATCGACCCCTAAAAGCTCCGCTGCTGATTGACCAACAGCGGAGTCGTTTTTTCTCAATAACCCGTGCAAATTCTTCACTTCGTTCAGACTCACCAAATCAAACGCGGATCAACAGATCCCCTGTTACCTACAAACACAACATTCCAAATATAAATAGGCTTCCGATCAGTGCCGCAACACTCAGTTCAGCCACACTATCAATACCGGCACGCCTTGCGGCTTCCAAGTGGCAAACCGCCGCTGCGAGCTTCATTGAGTGCCGAAAAAAAATGTTCGCCACCGGACCATGATCGAACCACCATTGCGTTGTGTCCCATTGCTTCAGTTTTGAGTACCAAGTGATGCCCCAATAGACGTTATCAGCAAACGCCCCGGCAAACCCTCTTACGATACCCGCAAGCAGTAATGTGTGACAGCCACCAGTTATTCGCGGCATCCACCCGCGCACAACGGCGAGACACATCAAGGCCGTCAATGCTGATAGCCATGTGTTTACCATCAGGATGACGGGCATTTCAATCTCTCCAGTAACTGCCGCGTTGCACGCTGCTCAACTGACACATTTTCCATCACGCCGGTAGACCTCAAGATTAACGCCTCGAATCTTTCGTCTCTCTCCCTGTGTTCTTCTCGCCGTTGTTGTCTGTCAGCTTCACGCTCCGCCCTGTGTGCAGACATCAAATCGTCAAGAAACTTTTGCTGGCGATTGTCCTGTTGTTCGGAACGCGAAAACACCCATCGCAGGATGAAAAACACACCCACGAACATTGCGAAGACAATAAGTCCCAAAATGCCACCAAGCTGACCCCACAACTCCGGGCCGCCGATCATTGTTGTTGATTGTGCGAGTGTAATGCTCATCTCCCTTTCAAAGAAGGGGCTGGCCGGTTGTTCCGGCCAGCCCTGCGAAACTATCAGAGCGCGTCAGGGACGACTGCTGTCTGCACTGCACCAAGATTGGTGTAGCCGGTCATGATCCACATCTTGGATTCCATTTCCTGAGCAAAAAGCCACCATTGCCATCGCCCTGGACGTCCCTAAACGTCGCAGGGTTTATTTATTCGCACTCGCTACTTTGTGTGTTTCGCCGTGATTCAATCCAAAGCTTTGCCAATTCAATGAGTAGTGGGAATGCCCAATTCCAGAGAAACCAACCGAAGATACCGGCTCCGATCCCGGCTGCCTTGCAATCCGCCTTCCACCATTCGGCTGTGCTTCTGATCGTCGCGCCAGGCGCAGGATTGATGGCCGCAACAATCCTATTCCATTGGCCTCGTTGTTTCGCGCTCATCGCTTTCCGCGACTTCCGGCCAGCAGCAACTGGCGACGCGACCTGATCCGCCAGTGCGCGAAAACTCGCCGATTGCTTCTGCCGTTCAGATCGCTCATCAAATGCCGCCGTCATCAGTAATCGATCCTTACCTGACTCAACCTCAGATCCACCAGAGCATGATCCTCGTAAGCTGTCACCCGCAACACATCCGGACTTATCGGCCCCGGAATATCAATCTCAACGGTCCCGTCTGTCACTGTCAACACTGCCTGTTCGCCATCATGCTTCAGCCTCAAATTGACCGTCTCCGACCATTCAATCCGCTCGATACGTCCGCTGATTACCGCTTGGATTGCCTCGCGGATGTTTAGATGCCGCAGATCGACCGGCTTAATAAAGCTCATCGAAACAAGCCTCCGAACAATCCACGCCGCTGCCGCGTGTTCGTTGGGCAGACTCCGCCAGGGCAATTCGATCCTCGATTGATCATCTGCACTGGCTTTGATTTCATCGCGACTGGCTTGCCGTCATGCAGTTCAGCATGAAGATCCGCCATCTGCTGATGCGTCATGCCGTTCGTGTTTATGCCGTGATCGCTTGTCAGATGTGCTGATGTCTCAAGGATTGTTGGGTTCCAATCCCCGGCGACACTCCAACGAAGCACGGTCCCGTCTGATGCGGTGCGAGAAGAAGCCGCCGGCGTAGCGACTTGAGAGGAGTTAGGGGTGTTGTTCGCTGTTGCCGGCGGCTCACTAGACTGGATCACCTCCTGACCTTTGGGGGTTTCGGATTTGACCTGTAGTGCTTCGATGTTGGCCTGTATCGCGGCCAGTGCGGTTGTATTTGATTCGACGACTTTCAGGATTTCATCTGATTTTGTCTCGACCGTCTTGGTCGATGTCAGCAGTGCAGACAACTCAGCAGCACGAGCTGAAACTTCTGGCGATGGCAGTTCGGTTGCTCCGCATCCAAGTGCGAACAGCAGGCAAATAATCAAAGCGATTCTCATTACGCGATCCCCCTGCTTGGGCTAAAGTATCCACCACCGCTCACAATTCGATTGTGATACCGCTCAACTGGCTTGTCTGGCATGATCAGATAGCCGCCGAACGGCTGCCATTGCTTGTTCTGGAGCTGCTCATAGGCTCGCTGGCTCATCAGATACGCTCCGTATCCGTGAGAGTTCCAGACAGTCAGATACCACTTCCCGCCAATCCGAATGGCCCCGATGATCTCTGTGGCATGACCGCCGCCTCCAGTCGGGGCTGAATCCATGCACTTATATCCGCCCACGTCGGACACCTTAAACGGCCAGTATGTTCCGATGTGACCAACTCCGCCGGCTGCGAGGCTTAGCAGTAACTGGCTAAACTCTGGGAGTGCCCCGGACTCGGCGACGAATGTATTCTGGATTCGTGCAGTCTTCGCCCGTGTTTCGAATCGGCCTACATCTCGTTCGTATGGCTCATAAGCCCAATCAGACTCCAACGGCAGCCCCGGAGGAACGGCCAGAGCTTTGATGCCATCAACGCGAAGCATCACCCCTGATTCCATCGACGCGCCGGAGTCTCGACCGACATTTGTGCGGCCCATGATTCGCTCAGACCCTTGGTATCCGTAGCTATCGGAGTATTGAACGATCGTCCCATTGACCCACTGATGCTGAGCCTCCGCCCCGTTTGCCGTCGCGTTGCCTTCGCAGTCGCTACGCTTCTGATTCTGCTTCCTCATGATCGACATCAGGAGTTTCGTGCGGGTCTCCAGTCGATCTTCCCAGCCGGGGAGATTATCTTCCGCCATTGCTTTGACGCGGAACGTCGACAGAACCTCTCGGATGCCTTCCGGAGTCGATGGCAGCAGCCCGTAGAATTGCAGTGGCTCACTCATCGCGAGTACCTCTCAATCCACGCCGCTTCTTTTTCTGCGGTCCATTGCTCGCCGCCAAACGCTTTCGCCTCTTCGGTCAGCAGAACAATCCACGCCGCTTCAGCTTTGGGAATGAATCGCGACGACATCCAGGCGGCTGAATCTGCCTCACTCTTGATTTCACCGGCTTGGAGTGCTTTGGATCGCTCTCCTGATAGGCTGCGGAATGCTGATTCCTGCGCGTCGAAGACGGCAGAGACTGAATCCGCAGGGACCGGCTCCGGCCCAACCTCAATGCCGCCAGCCGCATAAACGCCAGCCACGGCACCGCAAACAATCCACGCGGCAGCCTTAGCCCCACCTACAAGCCAAGACCGCCACGCGATTGACTTCGGGGGCGAGACAACGGCAGCAGGGGCTTTCTTAGCCGCTGGCTTTCGCTTCGCTGGTGCCTTCTTTGCAGGGGCTTTTTTGGCCATTACTTGGCCGCCTTGCCAAAGTCAGCAAGACCTTGGCTCACAACATAGGCCGCAATCGCACCGATGATCTGCGTAATGGCCTCTTCGGGAAGTTGCAGGCCAATTCTGTTACTGGCCACAATCAACACGCCCGCAATCGTCGCGATGGCTTTTTTGCTGGTCAGGACTTCGCCAATCAGCTTCCACATCTTGACACCCCACGACGCGATAAGTCCGCCACATTTTCTGAGGGCGGTCAGCAGTCACAGTGTAGTTATAAGAGCCTAGCGGTTCCGTTAGTGTACCAGGGTTTGAAACGCTGTCAATGGCTTAGGGCAACACCGGAGTTCCGATCCGCTGTTGATCAGGCCTCAAATCTCGTTTTGATTTGCTCAACTGCCCGATCAACATTGTCGCACAGTATTTCGTACGCCTCATCCCAATTCGCCATTAGTTTACGATCGTTAATCGCACTGGCGTCGTTTTCAGGCGGGTCAATGTAAATGTCTGAATCAGATGACAATGCCCTCACGATCAACGTCAACCACGCACGCTTTTTGCTGTCAGACGGCATTCGTCGATTCAAAATCTCTTCGATATGCTCGTACACCACAGAGTCTTCTGTTGTGTTATCAAATTCAAAAATTGTCTTGAGTGCCATTTTTTATTCTCCCCGCGCCTATCGGACGTGCTGACCTCTGTTGATTTCCGGATAAATTTTCATAAGTGCTGTGAAATGAAAACCAAAGTTACGGCCACCCACACAAGGAACATAAACACAACATTTCGTTTCATGTCTTTCGTCATCTCTGCCGCCTCATTCTGAATGGTACTGTTTCTTGTGTTACACAGAGGTATGGTTATCCGCTGCTATTGTTTCTTGAAACATGGGCAGTTCGGCGAATGCAAAACGTTCCCGTGACCAGATTCCGTTGCCCTGACATAGTCATGGCCGTCAAATGTGACAATCGACCAAGACCAATGATCCGCGGAACCGTCTTTCAGTTTCGCGTTTTGATCTCCGTAGCACCCAGACAGCAACACGACGCACAACAAATACTTTCTCACAATGCCTCCTTTGACTATCAGAACTTTCTGCCACAGGGACAGAGGACAGTTATTCCGCTGCTTCGTCGCAGCACTCGACACAAAAATTCGCCGGAGCGTCATCATCATCCAAATCGGCCTCACAGTCCGGGCAAATCTCTTTCCCGCATCTATCGCACGAAGTGTACTCGTGCCCTTCGCCGTGCCCGCAGCCACGACACCAAAGCATCACTTCACCGCACGCCAGGCAATTATCACCGCGAGTGATCTCGCCCCGGAACTGAGCGCCGCAGCAAGGCGTAAAGTCGGCTCGTTCGGAGTCACTGGTTCTTGTGTTGTTCATGTTCCATCCTGACTATCGGATACAAGTTCCGCTGCTCATTCCACCTTAAACTCTGCGTCTGACTGCTCTTCCTGATCATCAATACTGGTGACTGAAGAGAACTCATAAACACCGTACGGCGTGTTGAAACAGATTTGCACCATCTCATCACGAGTAGGCGAAATATCAACGTCGTATCGATCAAGAAGAACCCGAAGCTCAAAGAAGAAATCAATCTCGTTTTGTGTCTGCCTCTTTGTCACTTTTCACCAGTCGCTTTCTTTATTGCAGCCTCGATTTTGTCACAAGCTGAATCACTTTCCTCGAAAATGACCGTGTCGCCTTCCACAATCTGACGCATCAACATCTGGCACGCCTCCAGCAGATCTGGCGCTGCCGCAATCAGCCGAGCGTTCGCAAACAATTCCTGCCGATGCTGCTCATTGACAATCGTCGCTGGCCAGCATTCCGCGACCACTTTAACATTGGCAGCACTTCGGTTCTGCGTGCAGACTGAAAAGCCTGAATCTGTCGGCATTCCGCCGAACTGAACCACCCACGGGCCTAATGTTGGCACACTCATGATTCATTCCCAAACTGCACGACCGTAAACGTAGACTTTGGTTTTTGTAGGCGACTCGTCCACACATTGCTTGGCTGCAAAACGTGGCCTTTGCCGTATTCCTTGAACCAGATGCGGTCCTCATGGACAGCGACGACTCGCAACATAGATTCATGTTGAAACTCTCCGCCTGTCACCTCGTCAATGATCCATTCTTTGATGTCGACTACATCGCCACGGATTGGCGTTATCTCAACATCTGTTTTTGTTCGGAAACCCATCACGTTCTTCCCAGTTGTTGTTTGGCCAATTCCAACCCCGTAGTCTTCGGATGAACGAACTGGGCCGCCATGCTGTCCATCGCCTCTTTGTAAATCAGCAGTTCGCGATAGTGCGACAGCAATACCTCGTACCCAGCCACTGTACGCTCGCTGACTTTCTGAGCCTGAATCAGGTCGCTCCGTGTCGGCATGGCCTGCAACATCTGGCCAGTACCGATCGGCAACCATCCAATCAGCCGAACGCCGTACACTGGGCCTGAATCTGCTGTGATTGCGTCCATGTGTTTTTGTGCCACCCTTCGTTTTTCTGCCTGCGTTACCATTGTCGCTTACCCGTCGTATCGATGAATGTAAAAATCCAGTCCTGCACTGGCCGCCGTCTCAATCATGTTCCTTGTCCCACGACTCTTGCCATCCCAGACAGCTATCAGGGCGTCCGCCATTCCTGCCATCTGCCTGTTTCGGATTGGCCCCGCAGCCCTTCCGTAAGCCTTCCAGTCAGCAGGAACAGGCTTGACCGGCCAAAGACCCTCGCAAACCCTGTGTGCGGCTGAATCGACGCCTGACGCTGCTCCGTGAATGATCTCGGTAATCTTGCCAGCCCAGCCGCTTTTCGAGATTGCTTCTCTGACCAGTTCGTCGGCCTTTTCCCCAGCTACTTCGCGACCGCCTGCGATGATTACCCGCATTGAAAACTCCAATGTTTTTAAGAACAGCGGATGCAATTACCTCTGTTCAAAACGACCCGACATCCGTAGCCCAATCCGCCGCAACATCAAGCTCGCGGCGAATCCCCTCCAGGCTGACCCACAAATCATGCTCAGTCTTGCAGATTCCGCCATCCGCCATTCCGGCCTGTACGATGGCTTCCAGTTTCTTTTCCGCTTGCTGCACGGCATTCAGCAAATGTGGGGCACACGCGATCAACACCACGTTACGCCACCGATCGCCATCCTCGCCATCGCGAATGATATTGTTCTCGCCGTACTCATCTGGACCGCACGGAATGCAGTCGATTTCGCAGACCTGCACTACCATGTGCGGACTACCTGCGATCGGAATATGAATCACCGCCGTCGCCTCGTCAGCCTCGGGATGGTCCCTGTCAATCCTGCATTCCCAGGACATCATTCCATTTTCCAATAGCCTGCTTTTCATGATCAATCCCCTTTGTTTTTGTGAACAGCGGATGTTCTAATTCGCTAGCCTTCAGCGTCATCAATCAGCAATCCAATCGCCTCCGACACGCTGACGCCTTGCCGCTTCGCAAGTCGCTTGATCTTCTTGCGTCGTTTCGGATTGATCCACAGTGACATGACCTTGGCTCGCATTCCTGCGGGATGTTTCGGGCGACCTTTTGAGGCTTTCTTTTTCATAGACAAAAGCTATTAGGTTTATTGTGGGAAGTCAACAGTTATCTTTTCAATTGCGATCCTCTGTACAGTATTCGCCGACCCTTCTTTCTTCTTTCAATACGAGGGCAGGAAAGAGACATATTGAAAACACTGGGGTTTTCGATGTAGTAAAACCCAACAGGGTGCCCCCCCCTTGAAACGTAGAAAGAAGTCTCTTAAAGAGTGTCTTTTATAAGCGCTAAAAGAATTTTCCCCCTATTTTATAGGGTTTTGCGTAGTGTACATTTGTTATGACTTAATTATTACTACGCCTTGAACTCTCAAGAAAGAAGTTTAAAGAAGTCACTTTTTGCACAGACTTCATTCAACTTCGTGCTTAAACGAAAAGAGCCGTTTCGGGTGTCCGAAACGGCTCTTTGTACACTATTGAAATTCACGAGACTCGCCACACAGTGATCTCATTGTCTGCGGTTTTCCTGACCGTAACTTTGAAGCCTCCAGTCCTCGCCGCGTTTCTTGCGGATGCGTTCACCCTCCAAAAAAACTTCCTTTCCTCCATGCTGGCAATGTTTTTACAAACAATTGATTCGCCGCATTTCATTTGCTCGACTTGATATCTCAGCAGCTCTTTCGGCCTTCCTGCTGTCTCTTCCCTGAAGTCCCCATAGGCTCCTGATTTGTTTCCTGCAACAGGAACATCGCGCCGGATCTCACTGACTTCAATTTGCATAGAAACCTCCTTTCAAAAGGTTCCCCTATGTTATTTCAATTGTTTCTATTTTTCAATTATTTTTACTCAATCGCAGCAAATGTTATTGCCATCCTCCCACCGCTTGATTCTCTTTCTCCCTGCTGGACACATCCACCTTGAATCAGAGTCGCTAAGATGTCTCCCCTGTCTCTTGGCTTGAGCTTCTGAGTCTTCCTGGTGATCTCTGTCATCGTCCATTCCCCTGGACGCGATCTGAGCAGCGTTCTCATCTCATTGACCATTTGACCAAACGGACTGCCTGACACATGCCTATCGGCCTGCTGGAGGATTTTTCGAGTGATCCAATTGTTGAGCCGGATTGCCAGTTCAGCGTCTTCAGCCTGAATCACTGGGACATACTGACCCGACGCGCGGGAGCAGGCGAACAGCATCGCGAGCTTAACCGTCTTTTCCGCAGCCCTCGACCAAATTGCCGCCGTGATTGGTTCCTCTGTCATTCTCCGCTTGGAGATCTTTACAGCATGTTCGTGCAGCCTTGCGTGAGCCGCTTCGTCTCTCTGAATGCAGATTGGAGACGATCCATCTGCATTGTCCGCAAGATTGCCCGCCGATGTCCTCAGTTGCAGCCACCATGCCGCCTGATCGATTATTGACTGGGGGATCGGTTCGTTGGATGGATCTTGATAATCCACATACTTCGAGGACTCAAAGATCAGGCAGCGGCCTATCAGCCCGCCAGTCAGGTTCTTTTCCGTCATCGACTCCCAGAAATCTTGAGGAACTGCAGTTCCATGCAAGACCAGATGAGGGTATTGCAGCGTTTTGACCTTCGCCCGATCGCCGTAAGCGTCGCCGGTCCAGATGTCATCAGCAGACGAAAACACCTGCATCAGCACGCTTGCGATCTGAACTAGATGCGGACTCGATCGGTCCTGCATTGCCATCGCCAGATGATGGATTTCATCAACTTGGAACAGCATGTTCCACTGTTCGGCCAACGCCGACAAAATCCCAGCGTGACTCCCAATTCGTTCCGGGCCAATCATCCGATCGCCACCGCACAATCTCAGGATCTTGCGGTTGAGCTTTCGGCCATGATCCTTGCCAGCTCCGGAAAGGGCTAGGCTGATAATCATCAGATTGGTTCTTGCTCCGCGATCCGATACCTTGCCGCCAGTCAGCGTCGATAGGAGCGATAACGCCGCGCCCATCGCGACTTCTGGCAATGGGTAGTGAGCAGTCGATAAATTGTATCGGATCAAATCCCCGAGGAATCCCGGCAATGATTGGCAGTCAATCGGAAATGGCTCCAATGTCGTCTTCGCGGCCTCCCGAGTGTTCAGGATCAAACTTAGATCGACGTGAGAATGTGACTGCTGAATCAAAGCCATTGGCGGCTTGTCTTCGCGTGGAGTCCCGTTCTTGCGACCGTTGACGGAAGCCTCTCTCAGTTCGCTGTCTCGAAGTGGTGGATTGTTTTTCTGATTCCAATCGCAGAGCAACTGGTAGACTTCGTCATCTGTCAGCCGAGCGTGAAAATCATCCTTGAGCGAATGCAGGTGACCAGCCAGGGAAAACGCCGCGTTCCTGAGATTACCCTTGGCTTCACCCGGAACATTTTCAACATATTTCGCCCCGCGTTGCATGAGCGATTCGGCTTCAATCCGTGGCGGTGCTGGCTCGTGCTTAACGGTCCCTTTCTTCTCCTGCTCTCCGCTCAGGTAAGTTTTGCACAGCCAGTCAATAACGGCCTGCCCATCACCAATCTCATCATTGCCGTTGTAGACATCGCCCGTGATCGTCCAGAATCGATCATGGTCGTAGCATTCAATCTGCTGCTTGTCGGCCTTGCCGGGATTGATTTTGTGAAGACAGCGGAACCCTTCAGGCTTGCGAGCCTTCGTGATAAACTTGACGCCTGTTTTGCTTGGCGAAATTTCCGCGTAAGCAATCCCGTCAAGCCTTGCGATGATCGGCAAAGCCCAGTCGCGGAAGTCCCCGTCTTCTGTTAAGCAGTTGTCGAGATCAATGCCCGTATATGGCTCAGCAATTACGGTGGCAATGCCTTGATAATAGATCGAAGAATCGACAGCGATATCGAAAGCGCACCACGCAGACGGGTCAGTTGAGCTTCCAGCATCACCGCCGAGCCTAATCGGAATTTTCGTTCCCTTGCTGTTGTAGTTCCACAGCATCCATCGCTTCAGGTCTTTCAGTTCTTGCGGAACGCGGTCGTAGTCATTCATCTGACTGGCCCTCATAGCCTGTGGGCCTCTTGCCGATGTCGCAATTGATATAACCGAGAATTGATTCTTGCTCTTTGCGAGCTTTCACGGCTTGACCAAAGCAATGAAAGTAACCAAGAGAAGTTCGCCCGATGTACGCCTGCCACTTTCCAGATTTGCGGATCACTCCGCGAACCCCCGATGCGTTTGGCTTTTTTCTGAGGATTTGATTTCTGTGATTTATAGTTGCTGACACGTCACGAAGATTCAAAATCTTGTTGTCGAGCCCGTCGCCGTTTATGTGGTCAACTTCACCAGTCGGCCAGTGACCATAATGAATTGCAAAGCAGACTCGATGCGCCATGTACTGGCGTTTCTGATAATTGAATCTGTAATACTTCCTTTCTTTCTTTCGCCCACAGTTTGCAATTGATGAAACTAGACTTCCTGCTCCTGCGCGTGGGCTTGCAAACGATCTCCAACGAAGTTCTCCGGTTGCTGAGTCGTATGTAAACAGATCGCAAAGTTGCTCAACAGATACTTCAGAACGGTGTGTCATCGAGATCTCCTGAATAGACTCTAGTTTCCTGTACTTCAGCCAACTCCGTCGGCTTCTCCGACTCAAAAAAGCACTCTGTAATCCGATGCCAGCGGCCATCTTTTTTCGTCGTGATCCTGACCGGCCTCCGGCAGACGCCCATGTTGATCAGGGCCACAGCGTCCGTTGCGTTGTCCGGTGGATCACAGAGCGAGCGAGCGTCCCACCATGCCAAGAACTTCAGGCGTGCAAAGCCTTGATGCCCAGGGCAGGTCCATTCGGGAATGGTGATCGTTGCGAGGTTTCCGGATTCGCCCTCTTTGGTGCAAACGTAATCAACGCGAACTGTCTGCGGGGCTTCTGGTTCGTCTTTCTTCGTGTGGACCCGAACGACAACGTCTTTAACTTCCCATTCCTCCGGTGGCATTGAGCCCGTCAATTGGCTGCTCTCATCCGCTGTCGTGTCGTGCTTCAGTTCCCGCTCACGAGGGAAGATGAAATTGCACTCAGGGCAGACGACTGTTGCCGGAGACACATCCAGCTCACAGGACGGGCATTTCTTCCCGCGTCCGTTTTCGGCAGCAACCCCCGCTCGCCCTTTGCCTTCCGACCGCCCGAAGTTTTCGTCATCGATTGAGCCATGCCGAGCGATGTTCCCGCCAAAGTCTAAGAGTAGGCAGTTGGTTTTCGACTCATGCAAACGCAACCCGCGACCGACCATCTGACAGAAAAGACCTGGCGACATGGTTGCGCGAAGGATGGCAATCGCGTCGACGCACTTGGCGTTGAAGCCGGTGGTGAGAACATCGACGTTGACGAGAAACCTCAATTCCCCCGCGACAAATCTCCGCAGCGTTTCCGCTCGTTCGATTGGCAGCGTCTCGCCAGTGACGACAGCAGAGTCAGGAAGCAACTCCGCGATCTGCTCCGCATGATGAACACCAGAGGCGAACACCAACACGCTGTGCCTGCCCTGTGTCTTTTCAATGATCTCCGCACAAGCGGCCTGAACTTTTTCGTCGACATCGAATGCCGCCTGCATTTCTGATTCAACAAACTCGCCACCGCGAAGTCCGACCTTGTCCGTGTTCACTTCCGCGTCTGCAACCTTGTTTGTGATCGGACAAAGAAAACCTTCAGCAATTAGCTGAGCGGTCTTTGCCTCAAAAACGATCCGCTGAAACTGTCGGTCAGGTCCGCAGATTGGACCGGCCCCGGTTCTAAACGGCGTCGCCGTCAGGCCCACAATGCGGAGCCCTTCGTTGGCCTTCATGGTCGTAAGGAACTGACCATACATCGACTCTTCGAGATCGCTAATGAGGTGAGCCTCATCAACAATCACAAGATGCCGCCGACCAAGATCTTCAGCCTTGCGGAACACCGACTGAATGCCAGCGACAACCACAGCGTTATGGATCTCTTTTGACTTCAGGCCCGCTGAATAGATCCCGACATCAACGCCCGGAATCAATCCCCTGATCTCGTCGGCGTTTTGCTGAAGCAACTCTTTCCGGTGAGCCAAGACAACCACTCGCCCACCGAACTCAAGAGCCTGCTGAATCAGCAGGGCAATCAGCAGGCTCTTCCCGGCTCCGGTCGGCAGGACCACAACGCAGTTTCCGGACTTCTGATTGAGATACTTCCAGACGGCTTCGTTGGCTTGTGACTGATACCATCGAGGGGACAGCATTCAAAACTCCTTATGCGAGTCCCACTCAGTGATTGAATCAACGCCATCGCTGACGACTGGCGTCAGTTCTTTCGGAACCACAACCGTTACGCCAGCCTCAACCAGCAACACGGCTTTGCAGATCTTTTTGAGCGGTAGACGCAAGATTGCCTCCGGCATCGGCTCCCCGGTCTTCTTCAGCCATCTGGCCTTTAGTTCGCTGAACATTCCTAATTGACTCCTGAAGTATTTGAAGAGACTGGCGCAGCCAATTGCCGTCGCCAGTCTGTTTGTCGTAGGCTTCGATCATCGCGAAGAAACCATTGAGATAATTGCCGCGGCACAATTTCGAACAGCGGTTAATGCGTCCTGCGACCACGCAGGATGACCAAGTCTTTCGAGCGAATCTTTTGCGTCAGTCTCCATGCACTCTGCAAAACTCTTAGCCTTTTCAATCTCTGGCTTCAGTGCTTCGAGGCGTGCGGCCTGAGCGGCTTCGCGTTCGGCTTTGGCTTTCGCTTCAGCAGCCTTGCGAAGTTCTTCCTGCTGTCGGAATAACTCCGCCTTCTCTAATTCCATCGCCTTGCGTTGCTCAGCCAAGGCGGCTTCGTCAGCCAGTCGCTGCTTCTCCATTTCTCCGGCCCGGATGCGGAGTTCTTCGGCCTGTCGCTTCGACTCTTCAGCCAGCTTTGCAGCGAGTTCTTCGCGTTCCTTGCGTTGCTTCGCCTCAAATTCTTCAGCGATGCGTTTCTCTTCAGCAATGACAGCGGCCTGCTCCTCAGCGGCTTTCTTTGCCTTGGAGAACCACCACATCCATTCATCGTCGGGAAGCTCTACAGCGACCCAATCAATGGCGATGCCATTGGCCACAATGTCATTGACGCGGCTTTGCTTCTTTGCGACTTTCTCCGCTTCCTTTGCAGCCTTCTCGGCTTTCTCAACAGCGTCAAAAGCGTCGCGTTCAGCCTTCAATTTTGCTTCGACTCCGTCGACTTTTTCAGTCAACTGTTTCGCGATGCTGTCGACCGTCCGCCCGTATTCCAAAGCATCGGCCTTGAGTTCTTTTCGCTTCTTCTCGATGTTCGCGTTTAGTTTCTTGACGAACTTGTGAGCCTCTTCAACCTGTCCGATTCCGGCCTCTGCCACGGTCAAAAGACCATAGGGCAAAACCTGTTCAATCATTGCGTTGAATGTCGACAGCTCCTGAACGGCCCTGTCTGTCATCGTGAGTTCTTGTGTTTGCACTTGTTCCTCCTGTTCGTAAATTCCGCTGTGGTCAATTGTCGTCCTGCCCATCTGCATTCCCTCCGTCGACGAAAAAGGCGCGGAGGTTGCCCCGCGCCTATGTTGTTGAGACTACCAGCCAGCAGGCTTGCCAGCGGTTGCTGTCTTTTCCGCAGGAGCAGATGACGACGCGGGAAGGCAGGCTTTGTAACCCTTGACTTCGTTCTGGTTGTTGCCGTTGTATTCCTTCACGGCCAGCTTGATCATCAGCGGTTTCATGTGCAGGGCTGAAGAGTCGGGAGGCTTCGGAATGTTCAGTGCCTCGCAAACCTTCTTGAACTGCTGCTGAGCAATCGTCGTTGCCTCCGGATTCTTGTTCCAAAGGTTAAACCGATCGATCACGGTTCGATTCTTAAACGGCCCGTCGACGATCTGCAGCTTGACCTGCAACAACTCGCTCGCCCCGTCCTTCGTTTTCTTGCGTTCGCTCTCGGTCATGACAGCGCGATACTCGCCCGCAGGCAGAGCCTCAAACTCGCTGTCCTTCACTTGCGATGCGTCATATCCACCTAAATCAGCCATCTCAATTACCTTTCAAAACTTCACTCGGGACAAAAAACTCTGCATACTTCTCGAACGAAAACTCAACCATTTCTTCCGGCATGTTCAAACGGTTCTTGGCACGGACTCCCGCCGTTGGCTGCGTCCTGACGAAACGCTCGCTGCCACCCGCCGCGATGTTTCGAGTGCGATTAAATCCGGTGTCTTCTTTGACTGCGTAAGTCCGGAATGATCCGAAGAAAACTTCCTGGCACCAGTCGCAAAGGAGATCACGAGCGAACTCACAAACGGACGGCTCCCAGCGTTCGTACGATGGCGCATCTGGCGGCGTAATCTTCACGGCCTCGCTGTGAGCAAGCAGGATGATTCCCAGCCCGCGTTCTGTGTGCAGCCAGTCCAGTTGGAACTTAATTTTGTCCCACATCGCCTCGATGAACTTGTTGCCCTTGCCGTACGAGAACTTGTCGTCAGCCATGTTCTCGACGTTCTTCTCTTTGCAGATCTGCTTTTCGATGATCCGCTGCAAAGCGTCGATTGTGTCGATGGCAATCCAGCGATAAGGAAACTCACCTTTTGCGGCTGCTGTGTCGCAATGCAACCAGAATTCCTGCCACTCATCCCACGTTCGAATCGGTGGCGTCTTATCCATGTCAACGTCTCGATCGTCTTCGAGATTGGCTAACAGTGCCCCGCCGAATGCCTGCGAAGCAAACGTTGTCTTTCCGATAAAGTTCGTCCCATGAAACAGGACACGACGTGGTCCGCCCTGTTTTCCTTTCAAGATCTTCACTGCTCTTTTCTCCGCTCTAAATGACACTCAGAACACAACACTCTCAAACCATCCGATTCGCAGAACAGCCGATCGGCGAACACGCTCAGATCGGCAAATGATTTCAATGAGCCACATGGCTCGATGTGGTCAACCTCAACCTCTTTGCGTGCAAACCATTGGTCGCAACGTTCGCATAAAAACTCCCACTTCAGCCTCTTGTTGTCGCTCTGGCTTTTGCGTTTCACTCGCTCCAGTGCATGACGAACAAGCGGAGGCCATCGACGTGACAACTGACGAAGACCGGAGCGGATGAATCCCCAGAACGCAGCTTCAGTCCACTCACCCCCGGCGCGAGTTCTCTCGACTCTGTTTGTCTTCGCTTTGCGGCTCATCCCTGCCCCCTCAATACGCCCATGCCGCCCGGCAGCATCTTTGTGCTGCATTCCCTAATCATCGGGGCTCGATACACGCCTTTGTTCTCCGGATGATCAGGCCGTTCCATGCGAATCATTTCCGCCAGCCCGATTGTTGTCTCCGTGCCCCAGATCTCTTCCAAGGAAGGATCTCTGGTCATTGGCTTGTGGCCTGTCGGAGCGTGTAATCTGTTGGATTTCTTTCCGGCTTTCTTGCGTCGTGTCATTACACTTTCCTCCGCATCAGTTCGCCGGGAAGTCGTTCACCAATTCGAATCACTGGCACAAGCGGAGCGATTGGAAACGCCTCTGGATTGAAGCCAGTTTCCTGAATCGCGTCGTGAATCTCTTTGCGATCAATCCTCACGCTTTTCGATGCTGTGAAGCCGAGCCGTGCGTGGTTAGTTCCAATCGTGTCGACCAGCTTGACCACGATTGTTTCTTCGCCGACCGTGATAATGATTTCTTCGCTGACTGATCTTCGAAGCACTAGCATTTGAAGTCCTTTCGTTAAGAATAAAAACCTGCGAACAGTCTCGACGTGACTGCTAAGAACGTCGAACCCTTGGTGACTGTTCGCAGGAGTACAAAATCAGAGCCTGCCACGCCTTCATTGGCTTGCGGGGGCCAGCCGTTGAAAATCATTTTCCAATGCAGCAGGCTCTGAGGGAGATTCGCCCGCCGCCGTTGACAGCGGGCCGGACAGAAACGATCTGCCCGTTCCGATTTAATCTGGTGAACCCTTGCTCTCGCCGGTTAGTACGTTGGCGGGTAGTTGTCTCTCGCCCACTTGTTCCCACGCTTGATCTGGTTTCGCTCGTCAGCGAGTTGCGATGATCCGGCCGCGAACCACGCCAAGACGATCAGCAGAGCAGTTGCGATGATTTCATTGAGCATTTACCAGCCTCCTTTGCTTCACATACACACTACGAGCGAACTCAATCTTTGACTTTGCGACTTCTCTCCGAAGACATCCGCACGATTTGCAATTACCGCTGACGATTCGATGTCTAAGCGTCACGACGTATTGGCCGCATTCACACCGGCACTTGTAAACGTGTTTACCGCCGCTTGTTTTTGTTGCTCCGACTGTGCCGAGCTTTTTCAGGACGGTTAGCCGTGAGCCTGCTGCGGGGATTGGTGGCGTTTCAATTTTTGGACGTCCTGTCATGCCTGCTCCTTTGCTTCAAACAACTGCCCGCCATCTCGCTCCGCATCCAGCCGAATGCACAGGTCTTCGTTTCGCTTAATCTCGTCAGCCCGCTTTCGGAAGTTGTCAAGCTTCTTCGCGTACTGAACAGGATCGACCTTTAAGTCTGAGCAGAACCGATTGCAGCAGGCTTCGGCCAACTCGCTCGATGTCATTGGCTGCCCGTGTTCTCGAAGCACTTCCAAGCATTGCAGTTGACGGGCTGTCACTGTTGGCTGGATTCGTTCGGCTGCTTTGTGCGATGTGATCGGGTCGCTGTGGCGTGCGATTGGGGCTGTTGCTTCGGGGCAGTCGAAGAGAGTTAGTTGGCTCACGCTTTCCGCCCCTTAAAATACTTCGCCGCGATCCGCCACAACACGCCCTGCCGACTTTCGCCGGTCTTCGTTGCTTCATCCGCCAACGGCTTTTGCAGTTCCGGCGGAACACGCAGCAGCAGTTGAGGATTGCCTTTGGGTTTTTGTTTTCTCACTTGATTGCCTTTACTTCCCGCACCTCAAACACTTGCTCGCGTCCTGGCGTTTCGTCCAGAATCACAATCGCGACGCGATCACCGTTTTTGCTGTCGAATTCAATAAACGTCCCGACATCGCCGTTTACTGATACTCGCGTTCCTCGTGTCATCGTTCTTTTCCTTGCTGGTGTTTTGCGTCTCGGTGCGGGCATGATATCACTATCGACAAGGGCGTCAATGCGGGTGATATCATTTTGTGAAATTGTGCAAAAGATTTTGTTTTGCCCGTGTTTTTATTAGGTCTTCTGATCAGCTTGACTGCCGAACGGCTTGCGGCGGGCTAGTCATTTGACATTTTGCCCGCCCGCGTCAATCCTGTCCCGCATGGACCCGTCCCGCCGAATCGCCCGTGATCTCAAGGCCTGCCTTGTCGCAGGCCCGATTCTGCTGCTGATGTGGTTTGCCAGAGGGTGTGCGTGATGGCTGGGCTTTGCGCGTTTTTGTTTCCCGGCCTCGGACATCTGATCTTAGGCAAGCCCGGCCAAGCTTTGCTTTGGTGTGTTGGCATCTTCGTTGGCTATCTGATGTTTATCCTGCCTGGCATTTTTCTGCACATTGGCTCAATCGTCCACGCTGCAAAACTGGACCGAAAGCAACAGGCGGACATGATGGCAAGGGCCATGCGTGGGGCTCGTGCTGAGCGGCCTGAGACGTGGCAGCAACGCCGCTAAACGCAGCGAGCTTCGACCGATCGGCTGAAGCCCTTCCCAGACTGCGTTTTTGCGGGTCATGACGCCGCTGCCGTAACTATGAGTCAATCGAATTCTGCATCAGGCTTCCACGCAATCGCCTGTATGTCTTCGCCCACTTGCTCCGAATCAATCCATCCGAGCCCAGCGTCTCTCATTGCCTGGCTGACCTCACTGGCTGACAGGTTCCGGTAATGTTCTCCATCCAGCAATCGGTGCTCGCCGTCAATCGCGGAGTGCTCTTCGCGCCCCGGACCAGCGCAGGTCACAATTAGCCGCCCGTCTGGCTTGAGCCAAGAGGACGCAACCGCGATGAGTTCCTTCCAGTTGGCCGCGTGCTCAAGAACCTCGCAGCACACGACAAGATCGACTGGTTCTGCCGGTGAATAGGTCGCAGCATCGCACACAACGTCGACGGCAGGACCGGGATGCAAGTCGAGCCCGATCCATTGAGCGTTAGGCCAGAACGCACGGGCGCTGCCGTTAATATCACGACTGCCGATCTCGATGACGGACAACGAATCCATCGAACCGAATTGTTTCAGGAATGTGAGGCATTCAGGATGCACTGGTCAGCCCTCCAGAAAAGTCGGCATGTGATTTGGCCGCGTGGTCATATCGCAGATCCCACGCAAAGAGAGCGAGCGTCTTCCGGAACTGATTCGCATTGGCTGACACCGGCTTGACCTCGTGCCATTGGTTCGCGGTCTCAAAGATGATCGCCTGCCCTGGCTCCGGGAAGATCTCCACATTCCCGGCCGGACCTTCAATCATCAGCTGTCCACCGTGCTCAGGATTCCATGATGAGTTCACGCCCATCACGATTGAGTGCGTGCGCCGCCATGTGCGGATCGGATGACACTCTGCGTCTAGATGCCGGGCAAGGAATCCGCCAGGTGGCATTTGATGGCAGCCCGCTGCATGTAGATCGTAATCAATGAACGATTCGCCGATGTGCGGGATGACAGCCAGCGCCAACGCATCCAGAGCGGCGAGACATGCCGGCGGAAGTCGGTCGCGGTCCATCGAGCCGTACTTATTCCCAGTCTTGCCGTTGTATCGGTGCCAGTATGGCCAGTCCGGTGATGGCCATGCAGCTTCAGCAGCTCGCACGAGTGAAGCAGGGATTGCGTTCTTGATGATTTCAACCACGTAACTTCTCCTGATACTTGGCCCACTCCGGCCACACCGTCGATTCCCAGTATGGCAGGTCATACATGCGGCGAGAGTCATTCAAAAACAGGCATGCAGTCTCTCTCGGATCGCACATTTTCCCGAACCATGATTCTGTGCCCGCAAACCACTGGTCAACATCGCGCCAGTTTCGCTTGCCGATTTCAGCTAATCTCCACCATGCGAACGTCCCTGAGTACGCCCAATCGTGCCACTTTCCGAGCAGCCCATATTCCTTGAAACTGCCAGCCATCAGCGATGTTCGGAGTGCGTTGTAAACGGACGGCCAATCGTCCAGACATGACTGATACATCAGGTCCGTCCAGTCTCTCGTGTGCTTCGGGTCTTCGTACTTCTGTCCTTTTGCGTGGGCGGAAAACACGACTTCATTTGCACCGGCCGACTGTGGTTTCAGAATCTCCAGCATCGGCAACCAGGTGACAACCTCGCGGAGTCTTGGAATGTTCTGCCTGATAATCACATGATCGAATTTCAGCCCGAGCGATTCCGCGAACGCCAGAACGACATCCGCTGGTTTCGCATCTTTGTCTTCCACAATGCCGATGATCTTCTTTCCGTTGAACAGCTTCCACCGCTTTGCCAGTTGTTCCATATTCCATTGCCATGAGTCGCCTTTGTTTGATGCCCAAACGTGATACGTCAAATGCCGGACGCTGGAAACGAACGGCCCAACTTCAATCCGTGGCCCATCGGCTTCAGATCGCCATCCGGTGTATGGTCTTCGGCCCGGTCGAGGCTTAGCCACAGCAGCGGCTGGTGATCGCTTTGCCGGGCGTTTGGTTCTTTTTTTTTTGACGGCGGACACTCACCGCCGGTGATAATCGCTTCTGAAAGCCAGTCGTTTAGTTTTGCTTCTGTTCGCCCCAGGTGAAGCACGTCGTCAACAAACGCCAACGCCTTCCATATCACCGGAGCCTGCTCGGGAATTCGCCCCTTGATATCTGCGATGATTGCCACACGATCAGCTTCGACCTGATCAGGAGTCATTGAGTTGAGCCGCAGGATTGCCCGCTGACAATCCGGGCACTCAATCTTCAGGCCGGTCACTCGCACAAAGATTGCCTCCAGTGCTGTACCAATAGTTGACAGGTCATCAGCCGGATCGCCATCGCCAAACTGACTGCGGTCAAGCATCGGAGTTTCTGGAGCCGTCGCGCCGAGTTTGCCTTGTTCCCACGCTTCCCAGTACTTCCAGGCGTTGTCGCCGATGCCCTGGCAGTATTTGTGCGAGCGGTCGCCCTTCTGGATCTGGTGCCGTTTGCAGTATCCCGCAAGGGGACATTCACACGCTGGGTTCATTCGATCACCGTGATTGTAATTCCAGGCATTGCTCCGAATCCGCCTGCAGGTCCGCAGCAATTGATGCCGAACTTGAGCGTCCCGCTAAACACGATTGAAAGCGGATCACAGCTTACTGATGTCGCTGAGACTAAAACGCCGTCGAGCGTACAAGCTCCCGGTGCCAGCGTGACCTGAGCCTTCCACGTTCCACTGGAGCATGAAATGTTCAAGCAAAACGCATCGGCGTCCACGTTGCAAAGATTCGTGCAACCAGACCAGATCGATCCGGTTGGTCCCGCGTCAAGCGGCACTGTGAATGGCACGCCCACACAACCTGGACAACTGATTTGAACTTCCGCAAAAAGGAACCGAGGCAGTGGACGTGGGCAGCATGAAACAATTCGCGAGCCGCATGTTCCACCACACCATCGGCACTCTGCCGAAAATCTCCACTCAGTGCCCGCCGCGTCGAAGAACAGCCAGTACGGTGAAGGCGATGGGCACTCTTCTGAAATCTCGTAGAGAGGCAATGTCGTTGTCGGTGTAACGCCATACGGTGGCGTCAAAGTCATCGCACAGCATTCTGATACTGTGACCTGAACCATGTCGGTCACAAGCTGATCGCCGGTTGTGGTGATCCGCATTTTCACCTTGCCAAGATCGACCCCTGTGCCAGTGTACTCTGAAGTGAGGGGACGGACTGACATCAGCTCGATTGTCTCCGCATCCGCCCTACCGTTCAGAATGACTTTGACAACCCACGCCGCTGCGACCCAGTCGTAAAGCTCAATAGTCAAGACGGACGTTTCATCGTGGGAGTTTCCAAGCCACTTGTAACCGTCAGCAACACGGTGCTCCAGATTCCATTCATAGATAACCTGTGCCCCTACGCCGTCGATCGTGTGGCTGAACTCATCGGCTTTGCTTGTCGCATGCCGAACAGTACAGGTGCCAGAAATTGTTTCGGTGCCGACAACTACTGTGGATGCTGCAATCATCCATTCACGTCTGCCCGTCAGCGTCAAATTCCAGCCGTCCAGTTCCCATGACAAGACATTCGGGACTTTTTTGAACTCCGTAATTCCGCAGCCCTCTTCGTAGGCTTCTCCGAGAGTTGAACAAACAGTTGCATTGCTCTGTTCAATAGACCAGATGCTTGTGGAAGTCCGGCTCCAGATACTGATGCACATGCAGTCGCAGACACATCCGCAGCCGCCGCATTCAATCAGGTCTTTAACGCTCTGACTGGGAGCTTCTGCAATCGTGATCGTGATATCGCCGCTTGTCCATTCTCCGCCGAACTCACTGCACTGTTTCGGTTCCATATTCAGGTTGCAGATGACCGACGGAATTGTGTCGTCAATCAAAACAAAGTCTTCAAGCTCCAAATCCGGAATATCCCAGCCGATGTGACACTGCTCGTCCTGTACGAACATGCGAATGCACATTGTTCGCGATGTGCCAGAGATTGACACTGACGCCGTGTACTGAATCGCATGGCCGTCATAAACGGTGTTATCACAGCCACGGTGGACAACAACGTTCTGATCTTCGTAGCCGTACTCTGAAACCGAAACGCAGATCGTGTTTGGAATGCACCGGCAGCAATAACTTTGAAGGATTCGATTGTCTTCTCGTCGCCCTTCCCGCTCGTCCATTGGTTTCTGAGCACAGCCGCCGCAGCAACATCCAGCACTCCCGATTCCCTTTGCTTTTCTGGTCATGCGTTACAGTCCAGACTAGGGCAGCAAAGCCCAGTCACCATCCAATACCAGGTTGGTCCAGTGTACCCGCCAAAGTGCAGGTCAATTGCTTCATCGTCCGTCAACATCAGCATCGCGAACCCAGACCGCCCCGTGAGTTCAACATTCGACTCGTTCAGATAGCAGCCTGCCGTGTCGTAGACGCTGTCAATGACCGTGTCGCTTAGGCTGCTGCCGTAGGCTGCGCCGGTGAAGGATCGCTGACGGATAAGAACAAGTGCTGACGCAGTTGTGGGATCGGATGAGACGATCTGGAAACGTATCCATTTGGCACCACCGGAGGAGCCGCCACCCGCATGCAGCATCTTGAACTCACGGCGTGGTTTTCGGGTGCTCATGCTGGTGCAATTCCTCTATCGACAATCAGAACAGTTGACGGGCCGCCAGTTCGCGACATTTCATAACGCCGCTCAACCACCTGAACATATCGCCGTGACGGTGCCGTTTCAGGCGATCCGTCAAGACTGATTTCACGCCCCGCCACCTTCGTGATCAGATCACCGATCTTGTAATCGATATGCCATCCGGGCAATCTGAATTCACAATCAACATCTGCGTAATGGTTTTGATCACGAATCTTTTCTGCGTAGTCTTCTGCTTCCGTGCGGTCGTCTCGCTCATCGGCCGCGCCGGTCAGTACTGACGCGAATTCACCAGACGCTTGCCGGAATCTGTATTGAAACTTTTCTTCAGCCAACAGCACGTGTTCGCTAACCCTGGCGTTTACCGCCCATGCTTGTTTTTCAGCGTAGCCACGGCAGCGATAATCACCTTTGATCGTGCCGGTTACCCGAACACGAGCGAGTGATCCCGCTGCGTAAAGCTGGGATGGGATATTTTTGCCATCGAAGAAGATTCCGATTTGATCTGGACACAGTTTAATGGTCCACTCTGACTCTTCTGGGAGCCACGTATATCCACCGTCTTCCGAATACTCCACAACGATCGGCCTTCGTTGTGGCTTGCCGTCGCCATAATCTTCGTCAGTCTGGTACGTTAGTGGCTCGCCAAGCGGCCGTCGATGCGGCGTTGCGATTGCGAATATACTGCCGAAGTCAGGGACTGCCGGAGTCTGGCCAAGCCGTAGCACCGCCGGGTCGAGGTCACCAGCCTCGTTGGCAATCCATAGCCTCCACGCAGTGGTGTTTGTTGGGTAATATGCACCGTCTTTTGCCAAGTCATCCTCATCGATCACGTCCGCTGCTGCTGGCCATCCGGGGTACAGATTGATCGTGATCTCTGCTTCCTCAAAATCGCCGTACACAGTGACCTGATTGAACGAATCGCCAATAGAATTGTTAACCACAAGCTGATTGACGTTTGCTTCCGTGAGATCGAGAACGCTGTTGATTGCAGGAAACAGCAGTTCCTTTTCTTCGCCTGAACCGATCTTGAAAAATACAAGCTGTGGCTTTGTCTGCGTGTAGTCGATCCAATGGTTGTAGCCCAACGGAATCAGGATTTTATCGAGTGCCTGGGGGAGGTACGTACCGATCTCTATCGTGACGTTTCGCAGCGGAGGCGCAGCAGCGAGGACATCGAGATCCACACTCACCGGCCGGTCAATAAATTCCTGATCAGGATTTAGTATTTCGCACAGGGCGTGCACCGCTTGCTGAAGTGTCCACTCATTGCGAGTCTGGCTTTGATAGGTTTCTCCGATAGCCGAATCTGCCAGCTCCGGATGCGTCCACAGGTATCCACTAAATCCATCTCCGGGAGTCTCAAGCCGCAATTTGTCCGAGCGATTAAAGACGGTCTTTTCGTCAATCGTCGGATTAAAAACAATATGGTCGGCAATCATTTGCTGTTCGGCATCGATCGCATCCCAAACACGATAGCCAGTAACCGGAATACCAAAATGATACGGCCTCAACTGACTTGTCGCCGTGAGCGATTCGCCTTCCTGATCAACGCGGAATCCCTCGCTGATGTAGTCGCCAAGATGCAGCCGCGTGTCGTCCACGTCCGGTAATTCAACCTGCACCATCCGCGCAAATGACGCCGGCTGTTCGCGGTCTTCGAGCGACTCACTGAGAGCATACTGAAGCTCGGCGTAATCGATGCGGCTTCCGGCCGACTGAACAACAATTGAGCAATAGACGTTTTCGAACTCATCCACCGGGGCTGGTGTAGTTCCGTCTTCAGGCCCGAGCAGCACTGTGAGTTCTTCGTATTCCTGAAACAGTGAGTCAGTCGTGTTGATTGCGTCGAATGCCACTATGCCTCCAGAACGATGATACGAACCTTCGTTGCTGCTATGTTCGCCTTAAGATAGAGCGTGGTTTTGCCAGCATTCAGCGTGATGATATTTGGAATGCCAGTGCCTGTCGGAAACAACTTGATTGGATAGTCAGCGGTCGTGGTTCCGAGTTCACAGTAGTTCGTTGCGTCAAGGTTCCAGATGATCGCAACCTTGGGCGTTGTGATACCCGTTAGTGCGACCGTTGTTTCGGTTGTAGCGATTGATCGCACACTATCAAACAACCCCGACGCTGCCTGCGTCGTCAGGATCTTTGCGGGCTTAAAGTCCAGACGCAGGAGTCCGTTGATTAGCTGGACCGAAAACGAGCTGGTGATTTCATTTGCCATTTGGAATTACCTTTCCGATGTCACCAAAGCCCGGCTGCTTCACCTTCGCAAATGCCCGTTGCCGGTGGTCATCGAGACTGCCTTTGCCGTCCCATGACGCATCAATGTCGCTCACGTCGAAAGTCTCTTCTGCGGCTGGCGCGGACTCGATAGTGATACCATCACTGCCATCTTCGATGTCTTTAAATTCGTCTGTCATGATCTCACCTGCCTAAATTTCAACATGCCTTTAATTTGCCACCCGTTGACGCCTGATCCATCCAGCCACGGGTCCTCGTCTGGCGTGAACCCGTCGAAGATCACGTTAAGAAATTCGAGGCCGCTTACATCAAGCGTTCCGGATTTGTTTGTTGCATCGCTGAGCGTCACGATGCCAGCGTGCAGCAGCCCGTGCGATGCGTAGCCAGTCAGCCAAAGCCAGCAGGTTAACTCTCGGCCGCTCATGCCGCCGGTGAATGTCATTTCACCAGTCGTTCCAAACCATCGCTGTGTTGTCCGTGCGTAGTCGTACGGCCCCGGCTTGACGCTACCGTGAAGGTGCGAGCCGGTGTTGATGACTTCAACGTCGTCTTTGTCCGTGAGCGTAATTGTCATGGTGCTGTGGCCGCTGGTAGTGGTGCAACTTGTGGCCGCTGTTTCTGTGGTTGGGCTGGCTGCTTGTTCGCCGGTGCCTGCCCTTTTAGGATCTCATTGTTTTCGCGTTGGAGTTGGATCAGTTCACTGAGACCGCCTGAATCAAGTAACACTTTCTGCAACTCGGCTTTTGAAACAAAGTCCTCTCCCACATTGGTCCTTATACCCCTAATTCCTTCGACGTTTTTGCCTGTGATACCTTCCGTGTTGATCAGGCTTTGCATTTCCTTTACGTCAATGTTGCCGTCTTTATTGGCGTCCTTCTGCTCAACAAACGTCGCCACTCGTTTCGCCTCAACTGCTTTGACGCTGCCCGCCAAGTCTTGAATGATCGCGATCTGCGTATCGAGCTTCGCTTGATCCTCACCGGACACGCTGCCACCGATGGGAATAAAGCCAAAGCCGGTTTCTCGGTTCTTGAGTTCTTCCAGTGTCGTCGTTGCTGCGGTCGCCGCATCTTGTCCGAGTCCCATTCTCGCCCTGAAGTCATCCTTTGCGTCAGCTCGCGTCCATCGATCCAGCCCGGAAGCGTTGGTCATTCCATCAACGGCACGATTAAACGCCTCCGCAATGCTTCCTTCCAGTGCCAACTTTGGATCGGTGATCTGATCAGCCGCCTTTGATTTATTAGCCGCCTGCAGGTTCTTCGTATTCTCCGCGATGACCGTGACCAGTGCGTCGAAGTCTTTCCTTGCTCCCTCTTGCGAAGTGACGATTGCCGCCGCCGCTGTCTCAAGTTCCTTTGCCTTGTCCGTTCCAGTGACTATCTGACGGACTGCCGATTTCCCTTGATTCTCTTCAATCGTGCTTAGGAACTGCTTTGCGATTTCTGGATTCGCTCGCATCGCCTGCACTCGATCGTCCATCGTGCCGAGCTTGCTGAATTCAGCAACCTGATCGGCAGACAGTTTTGACTTTGTTCCGTCGTCAAGCGTTGCTGATCTCTTTGGGATGAATGAATCCATTTTCGAAAACATCTGCCGCATTGTTGTGCCGGTGATCGACATGTCTTTGTCTTGCAGTAACTGCGACATTACGGACGCCATCTCAAGCGTTCGCTCCCCGCCAAGTGCGTCGATCCGTTCGCCCTTCGTATTGGCCGCCGCCATTGCTGTTGCCATGTTGTTAATGGAAACAGACAAATCCTCTCCGCGTGCTGCCTCCTGAAACTGGCTTAACTGACCGAGTGTTGATTCAAAATCTCGATTGCCGGTTGTCGCTGCCATCGTCAGCATTCCGGACATAATCGGAATGGCCTTTTGTGCGTCCCCTGCAGTTAGCTTGAGCGTGGCTGATGATAACTTCAAGGCTTCGTCAAGATCTTTGGCACCGCCAGAAATGCCAGCCGCCAACATGCTGGCCAGTCCTTCCTGAGTAACGCCCATTTGCGGTGCGTTTTCTTCAATCATTCCTCGGGCTTTGCCGACGTTGTCCGCCCCAATGTTCAGTGCCATTTCTGCAATGGCTCCTTCGACTGATTGCATTGTGGACGAAGCCCTGAGACGAACTTCCTCTGCCTTTTCAAATTCAGCTATCGCCGCTTCCAGAACACTTTTGAATGACGCCATACCTGCGGCCAGCCCGCCGAGCTTGGCAATTGCACTGTTGCCGAGAGAACTCAACGCCGATTGATTGGTGGCCATCGCCTGCTTTGCGCCACTGAATGATGCTCGCAGTTCATCGACCTTCATTTTCTGATCAGCGAACGCTTTAGTCCCGATTTGTAAGCCAGCCAGTGCGGCCTCGTTTTGCTTTAGTTCTTGCTCGAGCTTATTGAACGAGCCAGCCGCCGCGTCAGCACCTTTCTTAGAGGTGTCCGTCAGCTTCTGCATCAGCTTTTCTTGACGCTCAATCTTGCCGTCAATCTTCTGAATCGTCGCCAGCATACTCTGAGCTGTCGCGATCCACTCCACTGTGATGATTTCATCAGCCATCTGATTTGCCTCTCTGCAGTCCGAGCGTTGAGAGGAATGTGTCCATGATGTGATCCTTGCCGGTCCACATGTCGAGACGCACAGCTACTTCTGGCAGCAGTCTGTAATTGACTCGCAGCAGTTTTAGCAACCAGTTGATTTGAACGGACGGTTCAACGCGGAACACCATGTCACGAACGCCGAACTCCTGAAGATACTCATCGCGGATCAATTTGGCCTCATCACACATCCACGAGAATTGGCGGATCGTTTCCCACTTCATCGATCCGTCATCAGCGTAGACCGCCCGAGCGTCGACCGTGTCAGGTGTCGGCAGTTTCCACTTGGCGGCTCCGAATTCGGTCAGCGGCCCGGACTGCGTGTAATGCCTGCGAAGTTCGTTTTCCTTCGGCTCTTCCTTAGTCCAGAACCCCACGTAATAAAGCGGCTTCCCGTCGATCTTCTGGACAGACGGAACCCACTCTTGCTCAGTTGGCGAGTAATCATGCCGAGAGCCGATTGTGTGCATGTGGGCGATCATCATTCCGGCCATTTCATTTGGCCCGCTCGTGCACCGCACGGCATTATGACCGCCGAGCAAATCGAGCAGCCCCGCAGCTTTTGCGCGGTCCTCGATCTCGGGTGGTGAGCAATCCGGAATGAATGTGAGGAAATGCACTCAATAGCCTCTCGCAAATTATGGCAGAGCAACGGCAGTCGCTGCGGTCAGCACTTTGCCGTGTAGCGTGATCGTCGCGGATCCATCGTCGTTATTGCTGACGGAAACGCTGTCTGTGTCAGCAAGTCCCGCAGCGAACGTGAATCGGATATGCTCGGCTGTCGCACCGGCCGTGAACGTTCCAGAGTCGGCCCGCTTCTTCATATAGAAGTTGGCGGAAGTCATCGCCGTAAAGTCGCCGACAGTTCCGGCGATTGCGTCGAAGTCGTTTACGGTGAGCTGCATCGTCGGAACTGCTGCCTTGATCGATGCGAACAGCGGAAACAGTGAGCCGGATCCCAAAGGCGGCTTCACAACTTCGATGCCTGGCGTCACCCGGAACGATTGAACACCCGCGATTGCCGTCCCGTTAATGTAGCATGGCCCGAGCGTGTATTCTGCATTGAATGACTGAGCCGCGATGGATGCGGAAACAGTGTCGTCGCAGCCCTTCACAAGACCGTCAGCGGACAACCAATGCACGTCCATGTTTGCCAAAGCGAAGTCGCCGTCCTGGCTGGCTTCGAATGACGTGGGAACGATCAGAGCATTCGCCCCGGTCAGGTTCACATTGTTCGATCCTGAGACGAACAACGCACCGGCAGAACGAATCTTGAAAGGAATCGTGATTGTACTGGCAAGAAGAGACAGGCCAGCGCTGCAAAATGTGCTCGTGTTCAATGCGACCAAGGCGGCCAAGTCGCCTGAGACGATCTGCGAAATCTCCCCGCCCGACTTGCCACTGATCTGAACGACGGCCGCACCGCCTGAATTCATGGCCTTGCGGTGTTCCTGATTTGTCGAATGATTCGCAGTTGTTACCTGCCGAATGTTTGTTGCACCGAACAGGGCATCCGCACATACAAAATATTTGGCCATTATTTCGTCCTTCGTTTTCGTTTGCGGCTGTTGGCCGGGTTCAGTGCTGCGATCCTGTAATCGATCGCCAGTCGTTTTCGTTCTTCAGCGATTTCCGCTTTGGACATGACCGCGATTTCTCGCTTCTGCCACGATGCCATTCGCCTAGTGTTCTGTCGGGTCCATCTGGCCTTCTGCTGCGGGCTCATCGCCGCCCATTCTTCAGCCGGTAGTTTCGACCCTAGTGCCGCCCTGATCTGCAGCCTTGCTCCGTCTGGTGTCGCCGTGATCTTTGTCCTGATGGATTCCTTCATCTTTCCGCTGGCAACGTTCGGAAGATTCTTCGTCCGGTACAGTCGAGCCTTTGTCTTCTCCCACTTTGCTGATCGTCGCCGGGCTCCGTATTCGGAGTAGGCCACCATCTTAAAATGCTTCGGCAGTCGACTTGCAACATGTCGCTCCATGCACTCCAGATTCAGCCGACTCATAATCCTGTTATGAACTCGCGGAAGTAGCTGAGCACTCCGTATTTCAAGAACGATGTTAATCGTCATATGAAATCAACCCCGAGCGACAACACAAAATTCCATTCACTCCCGCCGCCGTTGTTGTCCGGATCCAATCTCCCAGGCATCAGCGGAATGTCCACGGTCTTGACCATCTCACCACCATCGCGGCTCAGTGTGGTATTGATTGCATCGAGCATTGCCGAGAACTGTTGCCAAATCCAAATGTACTGAATTCCGTAAGTCGCTTTTTCGGCCTCTGGCATTTCCAAGTAAAAACGGATTTCAAAGACCGCCGTTCCGTGAAGCCTCGTGGCTTTCCAGATCGTTGACAAACTTGTGATATCCAACACGATGCAAGGATTTGAGCTTAATGTCGGTTCGTCCTGATCAAGCTCAACAGCCCCGTAATGGATTCTCTTTGCTGCTTCTGCCGATGTTGATACGCCGCAAATCGTCTGCCATGCGGGCAATGCTGAAAGCATCGTTCGCAGGCTTGTGAGTGCGGTGCCAACATCAAGAGCAGCCATTACAAATCACCAGTGCGGAACACTCGCCCGCCTTTGACTTCCTGCTGAGTGCGTGCGAGCTTTGCCGTTTTCATTCCCTGCATTGGGTCTGAGACGTGAACCACTTCGTAGCGAACTGAACCGATCCGGATCGCATCGGCTTCCGTGAGCGTAGACGTTTCGGCGAAATCAAATGTCCGTGAATGTGTGTAGCCACGTCCGCGAACATCGTCCGTTGCCGTCATGTCGTCGCCGGGAATGCCGATGATCGTCCGGATGTCTCCCGCATCACCGCCGACGAAACGCTGGCATGTTTCTGCGAAGTCATCGACCTGCAGAAACACATCGGCTACGTCGGAAATGATTTGCGTTTTCAAAGACATTATGCACCGTAGGCGAATTTGAAGATCGGCCGAACTGCGGCAACCGTGATGGACGGAACGCCAGTTCCTGATGCCTTGGCAACTGCGATATACGGCTGCACGTTTAGGCCAGCCGCAAGTGCCGACATGTCAAACGTGGTATCCTGTGCGACTCGCTCGCCTTCGATAAAGAAGCGAACGTCTGTCAGCCCCCTTTCAAAGTCGATCTTGAACGTCTTGTAGACTGCCGCCAAAGTTTGGCCGGTCGCCTTGTCGTCGTTGTCGACTGTGTTGTCGTCGGTTTCAACAACCACGGCAGTCGTTGACGCAGACCCCTGCATTCTGAACCATGCGTTGGTTGCAACGCTGTCAAGAGTTGCGTTGTGTGCGGATGCCAACCCAAAGACGATTGTCGTCACTGCGTCGACGCCTGCGACCAATGCCACGAACTCGATGTACTTCAGTGTTCGCACATCGAACGCCAACACGTCGTTGTGGTATAGGACAGCCAGCTGTGCTTCGCTGGTGCTTGTCAAAGTCAGCTTGGCCGCACCGCCGTCAGCAGTAACGCACAAAGCCGTTGGAGTCGTTCCGGTCAAAACCGCCGTCCAACCGTTCTGGCCTGGCGTTGTCGTAAACGCCTGCGCCCGTGTGAAATGTTCTCCGCCGACAACTGGCCATTCGACTGTTCCAAGATTGATCATCGCTATTCACCTTTCGAGATTGTTTGCCCCTCTCGGGGACTGAGCTATTCGCGGGAAACATTCCCGAACAGTAACACCGCCGCAAGCCAGCCCTCAAAAGGGCTGGCTGTTGGCGAACGCAGGACGTGGCTGATTATGCTCCGTCGTGTTTCTGAATGCCGCGATGGTCGAGAGCCTTGGCGGCTACCGACTGCAGCACGTAGTAAGTGCTTGCCAGAGTATGCTCGTCACGAACTTCGCGGACCTGTGGAGTTTCCTGACCAGCAAGGAACGTGACCTCGACGGTTTCAACCCGTGTCGGCTCAGCGAACAGATACCAAGCGGTTGTCGATGCGGCGTCGAGCAAAGGCTCAACAACCAACCGAAGCGAGCGTGTCGCGTTGAACGTGCCAGCCCCGGTCGATGCTGGATCGTAAATCGAATTGATGAGCACTTCTGCTGTCGTTTCGAGTGTGGCCGGAACAACCAAGTAGGACGGGGTCAGATTTAGAATGTCTGAGGACTCTGCTCCCTCTGGGGTGTTCTCGCCACGCATCAATCGCATCAAAGCTTTCAAAGCTCCAACGGTTGACGATGACGGAGCCCCGGCACCGGTTGTCAGATTCTTTCGGAATCGCAGACCGGCCGCAGTTGCAAGAAACAACGCCTGAGCGTCTCGCATTGTTGGGTTGCTTGTGACCTGTGCCCAAGCGACCGTGTTGACAGTTCGTGCTGCCGCGTCACCCAACTTCATTGGGGTTGATGTCAACGCTGACATGTCGTCGTTGACAATCAGTTTGTAGCCGAAGTCAATCCCAATGGATCGGCATTCCACCGCGTAGGTCGCTTTGCCGTCTGCCATGCTTGCCATATCTGGACGAACTGAATCATTCCAGACTGGCAGATTTGGAATGGCCCCCAACTGCATCCGGTGAATGTTTTTGAAGTCGGTCGCCGACTGGCCTTGCTTCATCGGTCCGCGCCATGTGGCAGGAACTTCCTGATAGCCAATCATCATCGACTTGTTGACGGCGTCCAAAGTCAGGTTGCTGAATGAACCCGTTCCGTGATACGCCGCACCGCCCGGAGCCGCACGAATGCCAGCCTTTTCAGGGCCGAACATTGCACAAATTGCAATCTGGTCACGAGTCAAACCAAGCGTCTGAACGCCACGTGAGCGGACATATTCCGTGGCCATGTCAAACAGTGTCGCATGGCGGAATGTGTCGGCCGCTTTGCTTCGCTGAGCTGATGGGTAATACTTTTCGAGCTTGGCTTCGTCACCATTCAAAGCGGATCGGCAAGCGGTCAGCGTCAATGCTGAGCGAAGATCGACCTCAAGTCGCTCCGTACCGCTGGAAACGTGGCGAACAGTCACGCCGTAGCCGATGTTTTCGGTCTGCTTGGCTTTCGCGTCTTTGATGTGTTTTCGCACGGCCGCAATGTCTTCCAGTCCTCGGCAAGCGTCGACTTCGCCGGGCATGTCGGACAGTTCGCAAAGTTCACGCACATCGACCTCAAAGGCCTTGCGAGTTGCGGCCTGATCGGCGATTGCTTGACGGGTTGCATCAGCAACCAACTTGGCAAGATCTGCAGCGGTTGGCAGAGTCTGCGTCTGCTGGCTGCGTTCTTCTTTCTTTTCTTCTTTCTTGACTTCGCCAAGCTTAGCGGCGTTGTCGATCAACCATCGCTGAGCCTGTTCGTCAGTGAGATCTGCTGACATGCCTTTTGACAGCAGCAAAGCGCGGAGTTCTGCGTTCATTGTGAAATCTTCCTGTTCTTCTGAGGACTTGAAACGGACCTTTGCGGGGTCCAGCCCACGCAACTTTGCCTGATCATCTGCCCCGATCGGAGTCAACGAGACTTCGCGGAGCCGCCACTTCGTTACAACATTTAACGGGCCTTCGTAGGTCCGATTTCCGATTGTCTTCTTCGCCCCGGCTTCGATGTATTGGCGTTTGAGAACGTCATAGCCGACTGAAACATCGGTGATATGACCGTCCCGAACGCCGCCAAGTGCGTCGTCAGATTCTTTGCTTTTGCGGAATACCAGCGTCGCCGTGATCTCGTTCCCGTTGACTTTGATTTCACGAGCTGAGCCAAGCTGATCTTTGACGGATCGGCGTTGATGTGAGTCGAGAAACGGAACCTGCCGATTAGATGGAAACTCTGCGCCGGATGGCACTAAAACTTCCGGAACCATTGCCTGCCGACCCCAGTCGGGCATGTCTACCGGCTGCTCGGTGCTGATGACGGCTTCGACACTTCGGCCTTCTTCGTTGAACGTTGCGGCTCGAACGATTAAAGATCGATAGTTCGTGTCGGCCGCGGCCTGATCTCTCTGGCTGCGTTTACGCATCGAGAACTTCCTCCAGTAAATCATCTTCAACGGCATCTACTGGCGATTGCTCTTCGCTCGAAGCCGCCATTTGCTGAACGGCCATTTGATCCTGAGCGTCAATGCCCATGATGTTATTGATGACTTCTGTCGGGATACCCTTAGCTTCCGCTACTTCGTAAAGCTCAGCGACATCATTCAAAACATCTCGCCAGTTCACATTAATCTTGGCGCATTCCATTTGAAGTGATGAAAGCCCAGCGTGAATTCGTTCGCTGGCTGCTCTAACGTCGTCCTTCGGATTGATGGAAAGGGCAACCGGGCCTTGCCAGTTGGCTGCTGAGAACATTTCCGGATTTGACTGGAACTCTTCAGCCGACACGATGCCATCGAAGTAGCCTTCAAAGACTGCGGTGCGAAGAATCGTTTCCCAAATTGGCTGGCAATAATGGGACGCAAACCATTCTTGAACGATCTGAATTTCAGGCCAACAATCATTATCTGCGGATCGCTCTGAACTGAATGAGCTGTTGCGGTAGTCGCCGGTGACAGTGCTGGCTTTCGTGCCTGGCAAAGCTGCCGCCGTGCCTCGCTGAAGATGCTGCACGAACGCTTCCGGGTTCATGTTTGGCTGATTAGGCGAAAGCAACTCGAACGAGCCGTCTTTGCCTTTGTTGATCACCATTCCCGGCTGAATCTTATTGATCGTGTTGCCGTCGCTGTCGGTCAGATCAGATCCATCTGCAGAGTTTGAATTGTATTCAGTTCCCTGATTCAGCCCGAGCTTGTTGGCTCCAGTCGGCTTGCTGTAGGCTGCAACCATGCACGATGCCATTGCTGAAGCAGTAAGCACGTTGTATTCAAGATCTTCTGTGCGTCGCGCACGAAGAATTGCAGACGCGAACCACGGTACTCCGCGAACTTCGTCGATGTCTTCTTCAAGATATAGATGCCCAATCTTGTCGATTGGTACTCGCGTCGCTGTCGCTGGAGCTGCGGCTGCATCAGAAACCAGGTTATTCTTGACCCAATACGCAACCCGCTCCTCGTTTGCGTTAAATTCGATTCCGCGAAACAACCGATGCCCTTCCGGCAGTGTGGTTCGCAGGATTTCTGATTCGCTTGCAAGTCGGCACGTATCAACCAACTGGAGGACCACCGCAATCGGCAGGTTCCGGCGTAATTGTTCAGCCTGACTGATCGGCTTCATCCTATAAAGCGTATCGCCTGACAAAATCGTTGACCGGAATGCCAATCTTTGCTGGCATCCCATCGTCAAACCGCCTTTTCCGGGCAGTCCACGAGCATCAAATCCGCTCTGCAACTGCTCCCACAACTGCATTGCACGCTCGCGAAACAGCACATTCGGAGTGCCATCGGCAAACATTGCCAGCGATTCAGGGTGCATTCCCTTGCCGATCACCTTGGCTTCCAAGGATCGGACGATTTTTCTACAGCTTGGATTGTCTCGGTACAGATCCCACGACTGAGCGCGGAGAAATTCGATTCGGCTTCCAGCAACTTCGTTTTCTTTTTGGACAACTCCGCGAAGTGCGTTGAGTCGGTTCAGGTTTGCGGCTGCGTACGGGCCTTTGGCAGTGCCCAGCAGTTTATTGACTTGCTGAATCGTCGCCCGTGCTTCAATGCGGCGAAGTTGTGCAGATGGCGAGAAGATGCCGACGATAGAATCAATGATACTCATAGGCTCGCATCTCCCATCGAAAGGAGAGAGCACATCGAGCCGGTTGAGCCCATTGCGACTTCGTCCATTAACTCTTTTCGAGTCTGCCGAAGCTGAGCCAGATCCGCCATTCGTTGCCGACGACCGCCCGGACCCTGATATTCTTGCGATGTCAGAGCCTTCAAGATTGCGGCGTTAGTCGCGTCAAGAAGATCGGAGGCAGTTGTCATGCTCGCAGTTTGCGAGACTCAATGACAAATGTCCTTACCAGTGTTGCTAGTGTGGCAAAAGAATTATCGCTCACCGTCCAGTCTGACAATCCGATGCTCAACCTTGATCACCTCAAGCTTGACTTCGACCGTCCAAGTGTGACCGCACGGGCCGCAATCGCCCTTCGTGCATTTGTCACACTTGTAATACCGCGTCCGGCCATGTGTTGAATACGCCGTGCCGTAACCGCCGTTGCCACTCCAGCAAATGGGGCAATGGCGATACTCTTCAATGGTTCGCTGTTGCGGCTTTTCGACTGGCGTTTCCGCAATCTTTTGAACTGGCTTTTCTGGTCTCTGCTTACTCATTCCAGTTCCTTCCGTCCGGCCGCTGCGTTCCTGAGTTGACGACTGTTTTTGATTGCGTCCAGACGTTGCTGCGGGGCGGATAGCCTCCGTTTTCGTCGAGGTAAGCGTGTGCAAGGCAGAGCCCGTATCTAACCGCGTCGCGGTAGTCATTTGGAAGTGATTCGTCTTTTTTGACCCATAACAATTTCGCCTGATTTCGCCCGTCGACTCTGTCGGTCAGCGTGCCGTTGCACAGTTGCTCAAGGAATTCGAAATCCCCATCGGCACCGGCACAGAGCGACAGTGATTCATCTTCTCCCGGATCCCGCTCATCAAGCCTCGCCTGAAGATCCGTTTCCCAAAAGTCAGTGTTCACCGTAAACAATGACTGCCCTTTGTACTGGCCAGATTCGACCTCGGCGACTTTGTAAGGCAGTCCGCCGCTGATGTCGCCGGAACTGCCTTTCAATGGCAGCATTCCATTGTGGGCGTTGCAAAAGTCGTATGTCTTTTTGGTGTCCCATCCAGAGTCCGCTGCGGCTGCGTGTGGCATCATTGGATTGCCGCCGTCTTGGTGCTGATACGGTGATCGAATGTGCCGATCCCAAACCTCCTCAAGATGTTGGCAAAGTCCGTAATCAACAACGTGAGCAGCCCGATTGATTCCGTGAGCAAGACACACCCAAAGCCGATACCCGCCGTCTGATCTTTGTTGGTCGATCGTGACCGTCACTAGCCGCGCCCAGTCTGGCAGTAGTCGTCGCGGAATCTCCGTGCGAAGTTTGATTCCGACCTTTTCCGGGGTGCTCTTACTCTTCCGAATCGCCCATGTCTCGCCCTTGTAGGAGTTAACAACGTCCTGCAAATCCCTCGGCCGCTTCTGTGCCTGAATCCAAAGCCTTGCGAAGTTTCCCCACGTCTCGGTTAGTGCGTACCACGATGCCAGCGGGCCAAAGCCGACGACATCGGAACCCTCCTTGAGTGCTTTGCCGTGAATAGTTCCGTCCGGTGTGATCGTGCAGCCATTCGGAACCCAAACACCGGCGCGAAGCATCACAGTCCGGTGATGGTTCTCAATCTTTTTTTGGCAGAACTTGCAGACGTAGTGAGCGGTCTGCAGAGCAACGTCAGGATCAGACTTTCCGCTACTATCACGATCCCAGTCGAAGCCGCCCGGAACGCCTTCGACGCCCTGAATCAGCACTTGAAACTCTCCGCAGTGCGGGCATGGAACGTACCGGCGATGCTGATTGCTTTCCGCCATCTTCTTTTCGATGCGGCTTCGTCCGGCAATCGTCGGCGTCGATTCAAAGATGATTTTGTGATCTGGGAAGCCTTTGAACCGATTTACAAATAGCTTCAGCGAGTCACCTTCCTTGCTGGCGGAATCATCCCATTTGTCGATCTCGGAGGCATGGCCGAAGAACGCCCCCACGTCTGCAAGGCTTGTTTCAGATCCTGACCATCCAACGAAAATCTGGCATGACTCCAGCTTGACGTGCAGCTTGCTTCGACGTGCCTCTGGCGGAAGCTGTTGGCGAACTCCCTCTGCCGAACTTAGGATCGGGTAAAGCCTTGAGCCGATGACTCGCCCGGCCGCGTCCTTCGTCGGGCCTGCGAACATCATGTTGCGTGGATTCGTGCCCGCGACCTTTGCCATGAGCGAAAGGCATGTCGTCGTTTTCCCTAGTCGGCTCGCCCACTGCAGAACAATCTGCCGAATCTTCGGATCGTCAAACGCATCCAGCACGGAGTCGACGTGAGGGAATGCAGCCAAGCTGAACGGCATTCCAGCCGTCTCAGTGCCGACTGGCATCTGAACGTGCTTAGGCAGCCATTCGCGGGCAGAATATTTTTGATGCGGTCGGAGGAATCGCGTCGCGTTTAGCTTGATCATTCTTTCAATCCCTCCTTTCCGATCTCTGCCATCTCAAGCCGTCGATGTGTCGCCGTGAGTAAGTCCCGGCAATGCCTGTCTGTTTCGCTGCGGGTGAAGTCCTTAAGTTCCTGCGGAGCCGATGCAGCCAACATTTCCGGCAACTGCATGATTCCTTCCCTGAGTTCAATGAGAGCTGTCGATGCCCACAATTCAACGTCTTGCCTGTCGAGAATCAATCCCTTCTCGCGATCTAATTCCAACCGCTTCGTCTCAACCTGAATCTGTCCGAGTTCAAAATCCTGCTGTCTCTTCGCCGCCGCCAGATCCGTCTGCTGAATCCAGTTGCATCGCCATTGAACAATTGACTTGATAGGCCACTTGCCCGGCTCCCCTGGCATCGCTGGTGTCTTGAGTCTCCATGTTCGCACCGTCTGCTCATCAAGCCCGAAGAACTCAGCGACTTCCGAAAGCGTTTTGAGGTCGAACCTGTCACGATCCTTGGTCGACTGCTCAATTTCAGCAACCAACTGCATGACCGCCTCAACGTCTTCAGGAGTCTCTGCCGAGTCGAGCAATTCTTTCAGCGAGTTTTCTTTTTGACTCTGCAAAGTTGTCCGCCGTTACCGGGCCGAGTTCGTGGGTATGATGGTGTTCGATTTGTTGGGGGACGCCATCGGCTTCGATCTTCAAGTCCTGCGCGACCATCTGCCGAACTTCAGCAGCAGCATCCAGGGCAAGCTTGTCATCAGGGTTCGTCAGCGCGATTTTCACGACGCGGTCAGCAATCTTCTGCATCACGCTCGTATCGCTCAGCCAACCCTGTCGCCTTGCCCTGCCTACCAGTTGCAAATCCCTCTGGATCACCCGAACTGGCTGATCCTCGCACAGCACGGCCCCTTCCCCGTTCACTGGCTGAAAATCCATGTTGTTGATCGCCTCAAAAAATCCTTAGAGACACATTTAGCCCGCAGCGAACC